GTTCCGTCAGATTGTTGTTCTGAGTAACGGATTTCATACCGGCCACTTCGGTTTTTTTTAAGTCGGGGGTTAAGCATCTTTTGTTCCTTTCTAAAAAATCTAATAAATCAACTAATTTGATCCGCACCGGCCTTCCCCTGTAAAAAGGAAGGTGGCCCGAACTTCTCCACCTTGCTACGGTCCGCGGAGATACGCGGGCCAAATTTGCCGCCTCATTTTGCGTTAAGAGTTTCATCGTGTTCTGCTATCATGGTGATTATCTTTGACGCCAAAGATAGAGGGACAAGTTTGTTTACTTCTAAATGCACCTTGTCTCCGTGGCCCGCGATTGCCGTCATAGCGACTTCGGGGCTTTCTCGGTCAATAGTCGCGGCGGTGATTTCCGGGGCTAAATCTTCCGGGGACATATCTAGCGCGTTAGCCAACAATGCTAAGTTTTTTGGATCAGGCAGAGAAACGCCTTTTAAGTATATGCTTATTCGGTCCCTATTTCGGGCTACAGTGTACCCTCTTGGGTCTACTTTTGTGCCAAAGGCTTTTTTAGCTAGGTCTGATTGAGACAAACCTCTCTCGGTCATTAGCTCGTAAAGTCTACGAGCGAATTGATCGACTTCTAGTTTTTCTATTCTAGTTTTTCCCCCAGATGAGGGCATTCTCCGTTTCGGTGACATCGACATCTACACGACTTTCCTTTTAGTACTCGACTTCATGATCAGTTCATGTCCTTACGCATAGTACTATTCACACATCACATATGGTTATGTTTTTGTCGGGATGTCAACAACAAAACAACAAAATGTTATAAACCACTGTTGACAGCCATAACAGTTTGTGTAAAAAGAGTGTCGGTAAAGAACAAAGACAAAGACCAACAAAAGGAAATAAAATGACACTTGAAAACCCCGAATGGGACACTAAAGAACTAATCAAGCGCGCCGGGGGGCCGATTGGTATCCGCCGAAAATCTTCAGAATTTGGCTATAAAGTGCCATCGCAGTCACAGATATACATGTGGCAAAACAGAGGAAGCATCCCGGCGGATTGGGTTGCCGTGTTGCTATTAATCGCCGACGCACGGGGCGAAGTGTCTGCCCCGCGACAAGTTATTTTAAACTTACCGCAAGACCCAGACCTTCCAAATGAAGAACACAACCCGTTTGAATAGATTTATAAAACATTAAATATCGAACGACAAAACGGCCCAAACAAAAGAGGTACATGATCATGACTAAAGTTATAGATTTTACTACTCAACTTTTAAAACGTCGGAAAACTGTCAAAGTAAAAGTCGAGAACAAACGCGAACATTTGCTTGTAAAAATCGAAGGCGTAAACACGATAGAAAGTCACGCTTTCTCCTCTATGCAACACGCCGGGGATTGGCTCAACGATCAAGGCTACCGGTGGGTAATTGGATCAAACGGTTATTGGTCAAAAGGCTGTGCGCATGTCTGAGGCTCTAATCTTTGTTCAGCAGCAACACTGGTTTGTGACGGAAGTTTTCCGGCCCGCGATTTATGGTGCTTTGGTGGGCATTTGCCTCAATCTAATAATGAAATGGGTATAATATGTTGAGTGACCCCGAATGGGAAGAAATGACGCGGTTTTTGAGAAACGAGGGAATAGTACCCTCTGTTGACGAACTCCCACTTAAAAACCCAGAGCGAGACCGCGACGGTTTAGCCCAACACGCCCCCGGGGCAAAACTCGATTTTGGTAAAGTCCGCCCGGCTCTCGTCTTGGGAGGTTTTGCTCGGGCCCTTTTACGTATCTCGGACGTCGGGACCGGGGGTGCGATAAAATACACAGACAACGGTTGGATGGAAGTCAAAGGGGGCAAAGACCGCTATGATGATGCAAAGCTAAGACATTGGCTTAAAGAAAAGACCGGGCAAGCCCTCGACCCTGACACAAAAATTGAACACGCGGCGCACGAATGTTGGAACAGTCTTGCGCGTCTTGAGTTAATGCTTCGGGACAAGGAAGAAGATAATGCCTAGATGCAAAGAGGGTTGCACATACAGCAAAGCAATAGTCCAATCGTACCCACGTCTTTGCACGAAATGCCGGTGGGTCCAGCCCGAAAACGTCGATGAAGGCCCCGAGGGGCTTACCGCCGCAAAAGATTTAGCGGAGTTAAGAGCAAAAATATCCGCGATGCGGGCCGCTCTCCCGGCGAACAGTCATGCTTGGATGATTTTGAGCGCAATTCTGGAGCCAACAACTTGAGAAAACTATACATAGGCATTGACCCCGGTTTGGCTGGTGCAGTCGCGCTATTCGACCCTGAGACGCAAAAAATCCGAGTCGAAGATATGCCGGTAGCGTCTCACGTCATAAATGGTAAAAACAAAAACCGGATCGTTGCGCCGCTCTTGGTAAACATTCTAAGAGGCTGGCATTTAACACACGAACTGTTTGCGCTTGTCGAACTGGTGGGCGGAGCCGGCAAACAATCCGCTTCCCACGCTTTCACGTTTGGCAAAACAGTAGGAATTTGTACGGGCTCCCTCGCTGGTGTTGGAATAGCGTTTCAAGAGATGCGCCCGCAAGAGTGGCAAAAGTTGATCCGCGTCGGAAAAGGAAAAGATGCCGCACGGGCGATGGCGTCGCAGATGTTCCCTTCTCAAGCAGATTTATTTAAAAGAAAAATGGACGATGGCCGCGCAGATGCGGCGTTGTTGGCAATTGTAGCGTACAAAATTGACAAAACCGACAAATAATTATTGACACACTTTAAATGTGTATATTACTATAGGTATAGACGCTTATTCATTTTGGCGATCTTGTAGAAACGTAGAACCGAAAGTACACCATTATTATGAGTAGACTCCCTGTTGAAACTCCACTCCTAAGACCTTATCAGGTCGAGGGGGTGTCTTTTTTAGTAGGAAGAACTTTCGCCGCTTTATTTGACGATTGTGGCCTTGGAAAAACCCCTCAAAGTTTAGTTGCCGCTAAAAACATTGGCGCGAAAAACGTACTTGTAATATGCCCGGCTGTCGCCCGTTTTAATTGGCAACGAGAGATATTACGTTGGGTCGACCCCTCGTCTTCTATCGAAGTTATTACCTCTAAACTTGGATCGAATTACCTTCCTAAAGGTAACTGGTTGGTTATTTCACACGACTTACTGACCGATGCCTCTACTCAAAAAATCCTGTGGAAACGCGATTGGGACTTGTTAATTGTAGATGAGGCACATTTCTTAAAGTCAAAGGGGGCAAAGCGTACCCGGGCAGTGTACGGTACACACTGTGACCTTAAAGGCAAGTCTTTGGCTGGCAAGGCGTCTCGGACGTGGATATTGACCGGCACTCCGGCCCCAAATCATACCGGCGAACTTTGGACCCATTTGCGGGCTTTATGCCCCGAAGCGATCCCCGGTGTTACTGGGAAACCAATGGGTGAGACCGAATTTCAGACAAATTACTGCGCTTTAGAGGAAACCAATTGGGGAACCCGGATTGTGGGCTCAAAAGACATGGCGCGGTTACGCTCCAAGATGGATGGATTTTTTCTACGACGGCTCAAGCAAAACGTCTTGAAAGACTTACCGCCGGTCACAATCGACAGCATCCCTATATCGCTGACAAAAATGGATGGCGAAGACATGAATAGGTCTTTAAAGGCGCACCCAGATGCAATTCACTTGGCAGACGCGGCAAAAAATATGTCGGGCGACGATCTTATTAAATTTATGAAAGAACATGCGCCAGAATTGGCGACTTATCGCCGCCATACGGGGCTTTTAAAACTACCTATTTGTCTTGAATGGTTAAAGACTGAGATGGCCGGCAACCACAATAAGTTTATAGTTTTTGCGATACACCACGAAGTAATCGACAAAATTGTCGAACACATGGCGGCATTTAACCCAGTCAAAATCGACGGAAGAGACAATCCTAAAGCCAGAGACGCTTCTGCACAAGCATTTATGGACGACCCAGACTGCAAACTCTTTGTGGGGCAGATCGCGGCGGCGGGCACGGCCCTCACTTTAACAGCCGCGAAAGACGTCGCGTTTTTTGAGACAGATTGGGTGCCAGCAAACAATTACCAAGCTCTTTCAAGGGCTCACAGATTTACACAGACCCGGGGCGTCGTCGTCCGGTTTCTGACACTACCCAATAGCATCGACGACATAATATCCCGCGCTTTAGTTAGAAAAACGCGAGAACTTAATCAACTTTTCGGATAGGGAACCAAAGAATGAGTATAGAAGTAAAAATTGTCGCGGATAACGCCACTGCATTAATTGCAAAACTGGCCGAAGTCGCCAAATCAATGACGCATTGCGATGACGCGCCTATTGCGGTCGATACGATGTTGGACGCGATTAACATGCAACTGCCTCCTGACATGGAGTGCGTGATCATCGATACCGCAATCGACAGCAAAACTAAAACCGAATTGGCATTCGATAGCGAAGACAAAAAGAAAGCTCCGAAAAAGCCAGAGCCCGCGCCTGTAGCCGAGGAAGTGGTACCGGAAACTGTAGCCGAGGAGAAAAAAGGCAAAACTTCTTTTGACGAAGCTCTTGACATCTTAGCCGAGTGTTATGACGACGCCGACGGAAAGGTAGCTGTTAAAGCTCTTTTAAAGGCTCACGATGTAACTCGTTTCTCCGAAATCGACAAGTCTCACGGCGACGATCTGTTGAAATCTGCAACCAAGATCAAAGTTGATTGCGGAACATGACAGATAGTCGCCCGGCGCACTCAATCCTCGGCGCGTCCTCTATGGACCGCTGGGGGGTGTGTAGTGCAAGCGTTAAGGCGTCGGGCGGCGAAGGTTCCGCGACGTCTTATTATGCGGCGGAAGGGCAAGCCGCGCATACGTTGGTCGAATTATGTTGGGTGGGCGATTTAAACCCAATGAATTACCTCGGAGAAGAAATCGGTTCAGACATCGGGCCGATTATTGTTAACGAGGAAATGGTTGAAGCTGCGGAAATGTATCTTAATCTTTGCGCCGAAGTCGCAAAAGACGCTAAGTTCTGCGAAGCGGAAAAACAAGTAGACGTCAACGCGATATGGACGGCGACTGGGGATACTCCCCCCGCCGACATGTTCGGGACTAGCGATTTCTCTTGTTGGGGTGGCGCCAACCGGCGTCTCAGTATCGTAGATTTTAAATACGGCAAAGGTGTCGCTGTAGATGTTGTTAAGTTGGGGGGCCCAAACTCCCAATTAATGTACTACGCTCTCGGGGTTTTACTTGAAATCATAGAGGGTAAAGGTACGAGGCCGCTTTGGGTAGACATTTACGTCTGCCAACCGCGGGCGGAGCATCGCGACGGCCCGATCCGCAAAGTATCAATTACGGTTCTTGATCTGTTGTCTTGGGGGCACGATGTTCTTAGGCCAGCCGCGGAAGCGTGTTTTACCGACAACCCTAAATACGTTGTTGGACAAGGGTGCCGGTGGTGCCCGGCGAAAGGCAAATGCCCCGCACTAAGACAGGTCGCTCAAGAGACGGCCCGGGTCGAATTTGACGCTATCCCGCCTCAACCAACTGAATTAAGCGACGCGGAACTTGGGGCGATTTTAGACAAGGCGGAGATTATTTCTTCATTCGTGTCTGGGGTTCGTGCCGAGGCAAGCGGACGTCTTGACCGAGGTGGAAACGTTACTGGCTGGAAACTGGTTCAGAAACGCGGCATACGAAAATGGATTTATCCATCTGTTGTGTCGGGAATACTGGCGGATAAAGGCTATAAAAAAGACAAATACGTCGATACCAAACTCAGGTCTCCGGCGCAAATTGAAAAACTATTGAAAAAGGAGAAAGAAGTTTTTGAGGAATTAACAGATTTCGTATCAAAAGACAGCACGGGGACAACGTTAGTCCGCGAACTGGACCCGAGACTAGCGGCGGCCAAGGGCCCTGCATCAGACTTCGACGAGATTGCGGAATAACCCGCATCTCAAGCCAACCCACGTAAAATAGGAAACGTATAAATATGGCTAATACATTACGCACACCAGTTGGGATGAGTTCTTTTGTTCATCTGTTCACCGCGCGCGCGGTAACACCCGGCTCAGAACCACGTTTTTCCATGAACATTTTGTTCGATGCAGAGGCGCAAAAATCCCCAGAGTACAAAGCTCTTAAAGCAGAAGTAGCCGCGGTCGTTAAAGAAAAATGGCCGAGTGGCGCGCCATCCGGGCTTCGGTCTCCATTCCGCGATGCGGGCGAAAAAGACTATGCAGGGTATGAAGCCGGTGTGGTTTACATAAACCCATGGTCGAAACAAAAACCCGGTATTGTCGATGGACGTCTCCAAGACGTTCACGCCGCGGATGATGTTTTTCCGGGGCAATTAGTAAAGGCGACAATTCGTCCTTTTGCTTATGAAAACTCTGGCAATAAGGGTGTTTCGTTTGGTCTCCAGAATGTGCAAATCGTGAAATCCGATATGCCACGTCTTGACGGAAAGAAGGCCGCGAACTCCGATTTCGATGCGCTGGACATCGTCGATCTTGAGAGCGAAACGGAAAACAGTAAAACTAGCGAAGCCGACCCCTTCGATAGCTGATCACCCGATCCCGGCACAACATATATTTTTTGTTTGTTGTGTCGGTTATCGCGGTAAACACCACACACCAAAGGAGCTAAAATGACAAATAAAAACCCAACTTTCCAACTTAGTGAAAACCGAAAAGATAGCGTTGACGCTGTAGAAGGCTTTGATATCTCAGAGCTAGAAATCCTGCAAAGCTGGCTAGGCGCACGTCTTTCGCACTTGCAGAATATACTAGACGTTAAAGAAAATCCAACTCTCCATAAATACGCTGATTTTATCTATCTTGAACTGCAATTCGTCGGAACCGTCTTAAATCAGAAAAGGGACGGCGGAGACAACTGCGGAGACGGTATTCCCGTTCAACTAAATCTTGAAGGTGTTTAGTGGAAGTTCTACACCTTGACGTCGAGACGATATCGGGTGCGGACTTAAAGAAGACCGGGGCGTACCGCTACGCCTCGGACCTCTCGACTGACATCATCGTCGCGTCTTACCGGTTTGGTAAAACAGGGGAAATACGACGCTGGCTCCCGACGCAACCCTGCCCAATTGATATACTTGACCACATAAAAAACGACGGGTACGTCGCCGCGTGGAACGCTAGTTTTGAGCGGAATATCTGGAAAAACATTCTATCTCCGAGATACCAATGGCCGCAAATTTCTCTCGAAAAATTTGTCTGCACTATGGCGCAAGCCTCTTACTGGGGTCTCCCTCTTTCGCTGGATATGGCGTCTCAGGCAATGGGCGGACCGCCGAAAGACAAAGAGGGCCATAGTTTGATGCTCCGCATGTCCCGGCCCCGATCCGTTGATCACGACGGGACATATCAATGGTGGCACTTACAAGACGCCGCGAGGTATATCCGTCTTCAAGAATACTGCGATCAAGACGTCCGGGCGGAAACCCACATTGCGTATGCGGTCCCACCGTTGCCGGAAGCCGAACGCAAAGTTTATATCATCGATCAACAAGTCAACGATCTCGGCGTTTGGGTTGATACGGATTTGGTTCACTCCATGTCTCGATATGCGAACCAAGCGAAGAACAATCTCGACGCGGAAATGAATACACTTACCGGCGGCGAGGCCAAAACCTGTAATCAGGTGGCTAAAATTCTAGCGTTCGTCAGCAAGACGTATCATGGCGTCTCCGCGCTAGATAAAGGCTCCGTCGTTACTGCGCTGGCTGATGTTCACTTGACGGGCAAAGCTCGGCGCGCTGTCGAACTTAGACAGATGGCGGCAAAGTCTTCTACCGCGAAGCTCGCTCGCATGACGGATTGCGTCGGTGAAGGCAACCGGGTCCGTGGAATGCTACAATATTACGGCGCGTTTCGCACGGGTCGTCATGCCGGCAGATTGATTCAACCTCAAAACATGCCGCGCGGCGAAATCAAAGACCCGGAACGCGCTATCGAATGGATGCTCCGGGGCGTTCCCGCGGAGATGTTGGAAATAACGTTTGGCCCGATCCTTAGTATCGTTTCGTCTTGCTTGCGCGGCTGTCTTGCGGCTCCGAAGGGCAAAACGTTTGTCGTTGTCGATTTCTCGCAGATTGAAGCCCGCGTATTGGCTTGGGAGGCCGGTCAAAAAGACATTCTCGACGTGTTCGCCAGTGGTGAAGACGTTTACACATATGATGCAAAGCAAATTGGATCGGATAGTCGCCCGCTCGGGAAGGTTTGTCGTCTCGGTCTCGGGTTTGGGATGGGCGGTCCGAAGTTCCAAGAGACGGCTAATTCCGCTCCGTACTTTCTAGGACTGTCTATGGATTTCTCTAAAGACGCTGTTCAAGGCTGGAGGAAAGCGAACCCGTACATTGTGGGGTTTTGGTATGACTGCCAAGACGCCGCGATCAAAGCCGTGCAAAGCAAACACAATGAACTGCGTCCGAAAATCTACAACGTCGGCAAAGTTGATTATGCGATGATGGGTGACAACCTCGTGTGTAAATTGCCCTCCGGCAGATATCTCGTTTACCGGGACGCGATGGTCGAGACCGACGAAATGGGCCGGCCACGTCTCACATACATGGGCGTGAACCAATTTACCCGTAAGTGGGAACGGCAAGATACCTGGGGCGGTAAACTTGTGGAGAATATCACGCAAGCGATTGCTCGCGATTTGATGGTCGAGGCATTAATGCGTGTTTGGAATGAAGGATTTCAAGTCTTACTCACCGTTCACGATGAACTAATCGTCGAATGCCCCGAGACTAATCCCAAAAACCAATTGGCAGACATTGAACGTCTTATAAGAATTAACCCCGATTGGGCTTTAGACCTACCGACAGACTGCGACGGATGGGTCGGGCCTAGATACCGAAAATAAAGGACTGAACCATGGTAGAGAAAGTAACATGTGGGGGCTGCAAATGATAAAAAACGGACACGGAAGCCGGCACTCCTCTATAAAACCTAAACCTGACAAGGACTACGCAGAGGAAGCCAAAAAACGAGAATGTCTCAAGTGTCGTCGAGAGTTTTTAAGCGAACACCGTGGTCACCGCATATGTTTTGACTGTAAAAAATCACCAGTATTTGAAAGCAGTGTTGCTGAACATTATTCAAAAGGGAAGAAAAAATGAAAAGGCCCGTTGCAATTTGGACCAGATACGATGACGGAACAATTGACTATTGTTTAGTACAACCCGAAAAGAAATATGGGGCGACAATTAAGAAACGTAATCGTTTGTTGTTTTGTCGGTCGTGTTTGTTATTGCGGAAGATAAAAACCTACACTAAGGTAGTTGTCCGTTTAGTAAAGCAAAAGGCTCCGAGGGAACCACTCCCCAGAGCCTCTTAATAATCACTTGAACAACATTGAAAGGAACTAAACAATGTGTAAGAATAATATACATAATTTACGCTATTTCGGCAACCCCAAACTAACATTAAAAGGGGGAAAAATATATGGCTGAAAACGTTGCAACAATTGCAAAAAGATTACCTATATCAAACGAAGAATTTCTTAAAGGGGTGTTTGGGGCGAACTGGGAAACGTCCCATGTTTGTAGTTTTAAAGAAGACCCATATGAACTTGATAATTTAAATCTCAGACATTACTGGGCGGGCGGTCACGCGAAGAATAAATTGGCGTACTGCCTTCAAGATCACAATACGTACTTCACTATATCTCAGTTTGATTTAGCAGACGACGGCAAAGCAAGACGCCGCAAAGATTTGTTTAACTCAACTTACGTTATTTGTTTTGATGACGTAATCGAGAAAATCGACCCGCAAAAACTTAAAGACATGCCGGAACCAAGCTACGTTTTGGAGACGTCCGCGGGCTCGTCTCAGTGGGGTTATATTCTCGAGACCCCGGAGACGAACCAAAACCGAGTGGACGCGCTGTTATCTGGGCTGGTTGCGGCGGGGATAACTGAAAGTGGCAAAGACCCCGGGATGATGGGCGTTACTAGGTACGTGAGATTGCCGGTTGGCTCCAACACTAAAAAGAAATACAAAACCGTTTTTAAATGCAAGCTCACGACTTGGGAACCAGAGAAAACTCACCGTCTTGAAGACCTAGCTCGACCGTTCGCTATCGACGTCACGAACGTCTCGACTGCGACGACTAAATACGCGAAGGGTTTACCGGAGAATATTGACCCGATTGTTCCGCTTTTACAGCAAACGGGCATATTTAAAGGTAAAATTAAACCAGACACTTACGATATTGAATGCCCTTGGGTTGGCGAACATACCGGTGCGGCGGATAGCGGCGCGGCGTATTTATCCCCGTTTGGTTTTCGCTGTCATCACGGCTCGCATGATGATCGACATTTTGGAGACTTGTTAGATTATCTGGATAAAGAAATCCCGGGGGCTAAAGCATCCGTCCGGTGGGCTCAAATGGTACACGAATTTGACGATCAACAGCGTTGGCCTTTTCAGATTGCGAAGACATGGAAGACCCGAGACGAAATCTCGGCTCACGCCGGGTGGTTAGGGCACTTACAAAAGCTCGACCCGCTGTCATACGATAGTTTGACTGAAGGGTGGGACATAATATGTGGTGTGCCCGAAAGTGTCATACTAGACATCGAAGACGCGGCGGCTGAAAAAATCATACACGCAAAGACGGGCGGTCTAAAAATCATTAAGCCCGGGCAATGGAGCGGTGTTGCTGTTCCTCCGCGTGAATGGGTAGTTGAGGATTGGTTGCCCCGTGGGAAAGTTACCTCGCTTTATGGAGACGGCGGTCTCGGCAAGACTCTTACCGCTCAAATGCTGGCGACGTGTTTATCCGTTGGCGGCGATTGGCTCGGGGAGTTGACCCAAAAATCAAATGTGCTTGCTGTATTATGTGAAGACGACGAGGACGAAATACACCGGCGTCAGGAGGATATAAACTCTCATTATGTGATGGACATGAAGACGTGGGAGACGCAAGACACGCTATCCTATATGTGCCGCGAAGGCGAAGACAGCCTCTTAATGACCTTTGATAGTCAATCAATCGGAACGCTCACTCCGTTTTGGACAAACTTGCGTGACGCGGCGGTCGCTCAGAAAGCCGACGTTATTATTCTGGATACGCTGGCGGATATATTCGGCGGAAACGAAGTATCGCGCTTAGAGGTACGACAGTTTGTTCAGCGCGCGCTCTTAGGGTTGGCTCAAGCAATTGGCGGCTCTGTATTGTTTTTGGCGCACCCGTCTCAAGCGGGCAAAGCCTCCGGGCAAGGGTTTAGTGGTTCTACGGCTTGGAACAACTCAGTTCGTTCGCGCTGGTATTTATCCTCGATGGACGAAGACGGTAGAAATAGTTTGCGTCGTTTATCCCGCGTCAAATCAAACTATTCCTCAAGCGGCTCCGACACTGACAAAATTTTAGAATGGCATAAAGGCGCGTTTACTCTCGTTCGCTCAGTGGGTGACGGGGAAATCGACACAGCGACAGGCCGGTTACAGTCTGAAGTAAACATGGAAATCTCGATTCAAGACGCCATAGGACATGCAGACCTAAAACAAATCGGATTATCAGGTGGCAAGACCGGTGCGGGCACTTTTATTGTGGATTACGCAAAGCGCAACATCCCCGGAGCGGAGCCCTACAGCACTCAAGAACTTGCCACCACAGTTGCACGGATGAAAGAGGCGGGCGTCTTGGTCATGGTCTCTAAATCTTGGTTTAACGCAAGTGGCAAGCGCAAGGCGCAGGGGCTTGAGTATG